GTTACTCTTACGATAGGGTATCGACCTATATCCATTTTAGTTTCTTGAGTCTATTGTCAGAACTTTTGCATTCTTTAAAAAGTCTTTAATCTTATTGATCAGTTTCTTTACAGCTTCTTTGATTTTATTAATTATCTTCATAGTATTATCCTAATGGCGATGATGCTGCATCCAGTCCTTTCCACAGATCATCTATCTCAGTTTTAAATTTACCTACAGCGTCCTCAAAGCCTTTTATAGCATCTGCCATAGCCTTGTACTCGTTTCTAATCTCTATCCAGTCTTTCTCCATGCTAATAACCTTAGCGTTAGATTCTGCAGCATTATCCAAGACTTCCTGTTGTCTCTCCTTTATATTATCCAACAGCGTTGATAGCTCAGCCAACTTACCTTGCAAGTGACCCAGATCGTTGTCTGTAATCTTTGTTTCTATCGCAATGATTTGTTCTTGCATAGGACTAATATCTGGAATACTACTAGACAGCCCTGCAACACTTGCTTCTAAATTATCTATTCGACTGACAAACTCACTAGCGGCCCATATACCACCGCCGATGGTTGTAGCAAAAGACATCAATATCGCTATGTAAACACCCTTAAACTTGACTCCCCCAACATCAAGTTCTATTTCCTCAACACCCATTAAAGACCGCCTAGATTACCGTTCTGATTGTTGTAATTTGTAGTTGGATTTTCATTCGTAACATCTATAACATCTTGAACTAACTGTACCGGGTCATAAAGCTTTGCGTTTATATTATAACCAGAACCCATAGATGCCACATTCTCCCCTGTACCGTAGCTGTAAGCACTGTACATATCATTAATGCTAACGGGAGGGGTATCACCGTAAAAGCCGTCATAGACCTCTGTAGTGGCTTGTGTCCACCCTATATTGGCATCGTTGTTGAAGAATACGCCTTGGAGGACGGTATTGGTCGCATTATCCCAAGTGATTGTCATCTGGTCAGTCCAGGCATCGTAGGCAACTGTAGAATTTGTTATGTTCGATAGCGTAGCAATGCCATCGTAATTGATCATAGCGAGCGTTGCTGAATCCTGACTAGCCCAGAGGCTTGCCGTAGCCGCCTGTGCTTTATCTTCAATAACATCCAGTGACTGATTAAAGGTCTGGACTGTCGATTGGTCAATCTGTACATCATTTGCGCGAATGTAATTCTGTAGCTGTATACGTTCATCGTCAGTTTGAGCATTAATAGCTTCAGTGTAAATTGCTTCCGCTTTAGATATTTCTGTAGCTGCATCGCTAAACATTTCGATTGCTGCTTCCATCTGATCCATATTTTCTTCATAAGAGTCCACCAGTAAGTGTTCCGCTGAATAATAATTAGCGTTGGCTGTATCGAGTATAGATTGGTTATAGTAAGCAACTTCTAAAAGGTCTATCTTGTGTGAATCTGTACGCCCGGCAACTGGGACGACAAGACCATCTACGCTAGATGATGATTGAGGCACACCCATAGCCATCTCTACTACGCTGGCCTGAGCATCACTAACTTGAGTGTTTATGTACGCAGCAGTGTTGACCAGCTCTTGTATCTCTACAAAATCTCCGACAGGGCGTAAAGGATTAATGTTAGGATCAATGAGAGATCCAAAAGTAACAGCTTGTGGATAGTAGACTCCAGTGTCACCACTTAGTTGTGCGGAAACTAGAAGAGATAGACTCGCCGCTATTTTCTTTTTGTTCATCTTCAGACTCTCCATTAATACCTAAAGCTATATCAAAGTATTCTTTGTTTTCTTCATACCCGACAACAAATAACTCAGGCTTCCTTTTCATTGTTAGGTAAGCATTCTTACCAGCCACTACCTTACCATTCACTATCAAGGGACAAGGGGTTCCTGACTGAAACATACTAAGCCAAACATCATCCGACTGGCACATCCTAGTTATGGCAGCAATCTTCATATTGATCGTGAAGAGAACTGTGGCATCCTTACGCCGATTACACTCTTCATCCTGTATGTACTTGCCAGTGCTGATACCTATCTGCAAGGTCGATACACCGCCGCTGGTAGATTTCAAACAACTGTCGTTACCGCCTGACATCAAGCTAGGAGCCACTGCTGAAGCAACAGGTATCTCACTAGCAGAACCAGCTCCATTGTACTGATTCGTGTTAGTCACAGTTTCATTGTTTGAATCGACAGTCGCACCCTGCTGATTGGTGTTTAAATCACCGCTCTGGGTTGAGGTATTGCCGCTATCCGTCTGTGCGTAAACCCTTACAGAAAGTAAGGCTATTACTAGGACAGTACATAAAATACTCAGTCTTAGGGTATATTCTTTCATAACGAAAGCGTATTTGCCACTAATCTAAGTTTTCGCCAGCAGCATAAAGGAAGTCACCTAAAGCCATCATAGTCTTAGGTTCGTTTATAATAAAACTGTATAAGGACTCATATCCGTCAATACTTATAGTTATAAGCTGATCTTTAGGTAAATAGTCAACTAATAGCTTTTTGTTGCTTTCGCCATCATCAATGACCATAGATAGTGATTCAATCATGTTATCCTCTCCAATTGTTCCTTGATTTGTTTTTCCCACTCCTCAATCATCTCTCGATAATCAGCGGTGTAGAGCTTCTTTGGTTTATTGGCATCCGCCAGCATCTGCCTTACCATCTCATCGCCGTACATATCTTGCATATATAGCGTGTAATTCTGTGCAGCAGAGCCATGCTTCATGCCAAACTGGTTACAATATACGCATTGGGGGTGAACATTCTCTTCCTCCAAGGCCCAGTACGAACTAGACCCTTTAGGGATAAAGTGACCACCTTGCATACCCTCGTTCCAAGGCTTTGTACAGCCGCAGGAGACACAGGAGCAGTACCCGTTATCATCTGCTGCCTTGAGCCTTACAAGCTTCTGTAGAGCCTTTAAGGCGTCTTTACGAAGCTGTTGTGCAGTCTTAGCCTTCTTTTTTGGCATACTTTAGTTCATTTTCGTGTTCAGCGGTTGACTTAACATTTATGTATGTACAAGACTTAACCAGAACACCTTTACAGAAGTAGCCTAGAAGGTCACCTTTGGCGCTGTGGACTGGCTCCAATAAAGCGCCGCAGTCAGGACAAGGGTTCACTGTAGCCCCCATTAGAATGGCACATCGTCTTCAAAGTCGTCACTCGCCGTTGGTGCAGCTTTAGGCGCATCCTTCTTCCAGGCATCCTTTTCTTGGATAGATAGACTCATAAAACTCTTACCTGCTTGGGACTTCTTGATCCAGGCAGATACCTCAAAGTCTTTACCACCGACATTCAGTGGCCCCCGGTAGTCAGGCTGATTGCCCTGCTTACCATCATTCTTAAACAATGCACCAGAATTGGTGTTATCATAATCGCTCATTTTATGCTCCCTTCAGTAGTCTACGTTCTTCAGTTGTAAACGGTGCAGAAGACACCTTAGTAGGTGCTTTCCACATCGCTCGTTGATCGTCTTCTTCAATCTCACCAAATGCTTCTTTAGCGAATTGTACATTCTCTTCACTAGGATCGGCTAGTAACTCTTTAACAGCGTCTACAGACTCTTGGTTGCGCTTAACGGCCTGTAAGCATAGATCCCATTCACTTGGTTCTACAAGCTCAAGTGACTTTCCCCGCATCATCGCAGCCTCTGCGTCATCGTCAGCAGTAGGTATACCAGCCATCGCCTGTAACGCATAACGTCTAGCGTAGGTTATCGCACTACCGCCGGCTTGTGGGTCAGACTTGGTTATGGGTAAGTAGAACTCTGACTCAATGAACTGACCAGAGGTATGCATGATAATTGTCTTAACGCCGATACCTTTACCACCGTCAGAGGTAGTAGGTAGCTGCACATAGGACAAACCGTTCTTATTGAACGGCTCCTTGATAGCTTTGATTACGCTAGTAAGATCAGCGTAAGATGATTTAAAGAATGGATTTTTAGCGTCTTTGACAGCGCCTCCCATCTCATTCTGAGCCTTACATAGAGCTGTTGCCAGCTCGTTTAGGTTTTCCGACTTATTCATCGTCCTTCCCCTTTTCCTGTTTAACAGTTATAACAACTTCGCCAAGAGCTTCGTAGCTTTTAACCGACAACACTTTACAGCCTTCTGGTCGCTGATTTAACCAATCCAATATATCGTCCATATCCCTCTCCTAAAATGGTAAGTTATCGTAATCAATAGAATCTTCTTGCATATCATCGAACACTAGGTCAGCTAAATCTTCTAGCCAACCTAAGAACTGCATACGATTATAGCCCATATTCTCGGCTGCACATCGTAATGTGGACAAAACTTCATGTTCGATAGATGCTTCAGCATGATCTGCTGGAAACGTGTTTGGTTCTTCGATAGGTACTAACTTTTTAATCTTGCTCATAAACCCTCCAGTCTACTTGATAATACTTGCCACGCCTTCGCAGCAGTTTGTGGAACTACACCATTACCTAAAAGTCTAATTCTGTCAACCCTGTCGGCACACCCATCAACCACTCTACCCACTCCGGGTTCAGGTGGCCAGCGCAAGTCTTCCTGCCTCCCGCTCTGTTCACCACTACAGTCGTCAATGATTCCTGTGTTCCTTTCTTTGTTGGATCTGACCGATCCTGGTAGCCTAGTCTCGCTTCGTGCGCTGAAGGTGTCGGCCACTTCTCCTCCGCTGTCTCCACTGCATCCCTCAGCTTCGCCCCGTACCAAGGGCTGTTCGGATCCTTCGAGTGCTTCGACCTCCATTGGCCGTTCACTATCTCTGTTGGATAACGCCCCCCAGTCACATCGAACACCGTTGCAGTCGGCCATGATATAGACTCGCTTTCTTTGGTGAGGAGCGCCGACTTCACGCGCTGAGAATATTCCCCACGTTGCTCCGTAACTATCTTCTTCCAAGTCGCTGATGACGCTGGAGAGTCCCATCGAGATGTGTCCTTCGACATTTTCGAGGAAGACTCTAGAAGGCTGTATTGTGTAGATATGCTCTCGGATGTAAGGCCAGAGGTGTCTTGGGTCTTTTTCTCCAAGTCTTTTACCCGCCGCTGAGAACGGCTGACACGGGTACCCGCCAGTGATAATGTCAACTGCATCTCGAAATAACTCTGATGGGAAGGTTTTAAGATCCGTGTAAACAGGTGCGGCAGGTAACTGACCCGATTCCATCTTTGAGACCAGGTTCGCAATGGCGAAGGCTTCGATCTCCACATAAGCGATGACTCGATGTCGGATTCCAGCAAGGTCAAGTCCTCTTTCGATTCCAGCGTAGCCCGAACAAAAGCTGATGACGGTTGGTAGTTCTTCGGTAATATCCACATTGCTCCCTCCAAGGATTGTTTAGTGGTTAGCTTTATATTCTGCTTCAGCGATGTCTTTCTTCTGCTGGATTAAGAAAACATATAAGTCTCTGATCTCAGCCTCTAGTGCAGCCTGACGATCAACTTCTTTCTGGTAAGTTTCAAGACTTTGACAATACTCGCCTTCTAATTCGTGAGCGTCAACATAAGACACAAACAATATTGCTAACAGGAATGATACTATATAAAAGAAATATTCGTTTTTCATTACTCTCTCCAAAGATAAATTAAAATTACTACTACAGTTAAAATTGCTATAAAGTTCCCGCCAAATAAAAATAAATCACTCATCGTCACACACTGGGCAGTATGTTTCGTTAGTTTCTCCAGCTCCATTGCAAGTAGTGCATATAGTTCCATCGTGATAACCCTCTCCTGATCCATTACAATCATCGCAGTGCATAAACTCTAACTGTGAGTTACACTCTTCACACTTCCCTACAATTCTTCGTCTTCTCATAATTCCCTCCAGAATTTGCTTGACTCAGGAAGAAGCCTAGACTACATTTGAAGCCTAGTCAACAAGAGAGAGGAAAAAAAATGGAACAATATCTTGAAATAGTAGGCTACTTCGGTAGTCCTGGGAAAGTAGCGGAACACTTTGGAATCAAAGTTCAGTCAGTGTATTCTTGGAAAGAGGGCATACCTGAGCAAAGATTACGAGAATTTAATCTAATAAAAAAAATGCGAGGTGAAGAATGTCAGCAGAAGACCTGATCAGTAA